TACCTCCTCCATGTTTCTGAGGCGCTGCTTTGTCTCGCCATCGTCTAGGCGCAGCTCCCTGAGCGCCGAGCGCAGGTCGTCATGGCGCCTGGAAAGCTCCTCATAGGATAGCGGCTCCCTGCCGGGCTCCGCCGCTGCCGGAGCGGGTGCTGGCGCTGACGTAGGCGCAGGAGCCGCCGGCGCAGGATCGTTGGGCGCCGGTTGCTCTCCATACTCCTTCTGCAGGGTTTCATACTCTTTGTCGTCAGTCCGCTCTGACATGCGCTTACTCCCGCCCGATCTTTGGAATATGGACCATCATGTTATTCGCCTGCAGCCAATGCATAATTCCCCGGAATAATTCTCGGAATAATTTTCTTGAATTTTGTACGATTCCTTCAAGCCGCCCTCTGCATCGGCATCGGCTGTTGCGGCGGCATGGGAGACCCGCCAGGCCCCATGGGGGCAGGCGCCCCTGTCTGCGGCTGTACTGGCTGTGCCATCGCCTGGCTGGCGGCCTGCCCTGCCTGGAATACGGTTGCGAGCGCATCGGCATGATGCTCATGCACTTTCGCCCAATTCTCGCCGGCGATGCTCCGGTCTTTTTCAGTTTGCGCCGCGATCTTCTCGACCATGAGCTGCTTGGCGATCTGCTGCTCGGGATCGGGAGGCGGCTTCTGCGTGATGGCCTGCGCGATCTTGTCGCCGAGCGAGGACGGCAGCGGCGAGTATTTTACAAACTCGGCCCAAACATCGGGCGGCATCTGCGCCTGCTGAAGGATCGGCAGCATTTGCACGAGCATTCCCCAGACGAGCTCCTTCTGGTTTGCGCTCATCGGGGCCTCATCGACGATCACATCGTATTCGGAAGTTTGCGCATTATGGACAAGCGGCACATATTGCTCACCGTCCTGCCCAACAACGCGAATGAGGCGGCCGTCGGAGAGATACTCGCGGATGTAGTCGAGCATAATGCGCCCTTGGCGCTTCCGGTAACGCCTGAGCGCATCGAAATGCACCGCGAGGATCGCATAGCCAGCCTGTTTCCTTTGCCCCTCCAGAACGCCCGGCTGTTCGCGCTGGACCAGTCCCAAGAGCTCGAGGTTGATCCCGGTAACCTGCGGCATCGATGTCACCGCAAATTCCATGAGCTTTTCGATCCCCATCGGAAAGACCGTAGCCTGGCGCTCCCGGATTGCATCGAGCTTGCCCTTCTTTACATGGATAATGGCACCCGGATCGCTCCAATTCTGCTCGGCCTTGCGGATATCGGCAAAGGCGCCCTCCTCGGCCAGGACGCCGCCCTTGGCGTTGGTATTGAGGATATGCAGGATCTGTGACAGCCATTTATTCGCCCAGCGCTGCGGATCTTTCATGGCTCGAACAATACCATACCAGCTATTGCGATTGCGGTCCCGCTTGCCGGTAATGCACTCGATCGTGAAGCCGTTGTCCATGTCGCGTTTCTCAAGCGCGACGTTTCCGCAAATGAAGGCCTCCTTGTATACCTTCTTGGTTCCCTTGATTCGCCGCGGCGGCTGCATTCCGGCGATCAGGGCCATTTTAACGACGTTCTTGTATTCTTCACCGCTCATCCCGTCGACCTGCCCCGTCGCCGGGTTTTCGACACGATAGTTAGGCGCATAATCGAACCATTGATGATGCCGCACGTAGAGCTGGCCGCGCTGCCAATCCTTAGACGCATCATAGCCGTCTTGCTCATGCGCGTACTCATCGTCGGGGAAGCGCAGGGTTTCAGTTATGTCGCCGTCATTAGTCGGCTGGGCGTCCAGCGAGTTGATCACCTGGTCGAGCTTGCCCGGGTACTTTGCCTTGAAGTCCGCCTTCGTCATCCACCGCCCTCGCCATTGCCAGCGCCGGTCGGCGAGATTGCGCTTTTTGCAGGTCGGATCCCAATACATTTCGAGCGGGTCGATCCGGTCCATGCGTATCATGCCCGCTGGTTCGTCATCGTAGTCCATGCGGGTTTCGACCCAGCCCATGCCGCAGGTGAGCGAATCCATGAAGCTATCGGACTCCTCGTCCTCGGCGTCGGTCTGTTCACGTGCCCAATCGTTCGCGCCAGTCAAGATCTCGTTGACTTTGACTGCACCAAGGGTACGCGGAATGAAGCGCGTGGATTTGCGGTTCAAAATTTCCGCTCCGGCAACTGCGTCAACCATTGGCGCCATGCGATTGAAGACGATCGGAATGCGCAGCTCTTCGAGAAGACGTGCCTTATCCTCGGCGCTCCACTGCTCGCCTGCAACCATATCGTAATCGTCTTTAGCGTCTTTGCGCCACTTCGACGAATGCCGCCTGCCCAGGCGCTCACGCGATTTGAGCTTAGTTACAAGCTCGTCTTCGGGCGCCCCCTCCTCGCGCGCCGCATTGATGTCGGCGTCGTCATCGCTGATCTGGTCGGAATCGTTCATGCTGCCCACGTGCTCGAGCGCTTGTCTTTCTTGCGCCGGTAGCGGTCGACCGGTTTATCGTCGATATCGCCACCATCGAAGCCCACGGCCCCCGTCATGAGCGCATCGGCTCCGTGACTTGCCCAGTCATGCCGGGGTTTCTGCCGCCAAACACCACGCGCCGGGTCCCATTCTTTGCGGTAGTTATCGAGGCATTGGATGCCGCGCGCACAATACTTTTCGTCAATCCAGCAGGAATTCAGGAAATTGCGCGCGGCCTCGATCGCGTCGTCCTTGTGACTAATACGAGGCACGACCTGAAAGCCGATCCCGAGCTCTTCAGCCACCTCCACACGGGACCGCGCATCGCTTGACCATTCCCGGTTATCCACATCGTGCGGGGCGTAGTGCGTAGCATACAGATAGCCGAGGCGTTCTTTCCGTTCACGGAGGACGGCGGCATAGTGGGCGACGCCTTCACCGGAGTTTTCGTAATAATCGATAAGGCGATGACGCACGCCGTCACTTTGATGGAACCAAATGCCAGTCGCGTCGCCGACGCCGATATCCCAGAAAGTATTGACCTTCCGGCTTGGATCGTGGGGAACATCGCCAATTCTACCTTTCTCGCGCGCCTTCGACATTTGCTGCTTGAAGTAGGCGCCGTCGACGGAGCTCAGAAACGCTTCTTCCGGGACCGAGGGGTATTCCCGGAACATATCATCACGGCCGAGCTGGCGCAGCTTGACGGCGTACCAAGCGCGCTGGTTAGCATCGAGCTCGACGTTCTGACCCTTGAGGTCGCCAAAATAGTCGTCGAGTTCGCGTTCGATCAGCACCTGGCGCGGGTCGATCCGATAGCCGGTGCGCTTCCACCAGGGGAAAAAATGCAAGCGAAAATCGAGCGGCGTTAGCGGCTGGCGTGTTTGCGCAAGAGCCTTCGCCCTTTCCACCATCTCAAAAAATTCGCCTCCGACACCTTCGGCCGTCGATTCCACGAATATAAACTGCCCCGCATGTACAGTACCGAATGCGCCCGTTTTAATCTCGCGCGCCTTGTCAGGAAATTGGGCAGCGATCTTTCCAAACTCAGACACGTGCAGCGATTGAAGCGTACCGCCTCGATGTGAAGTGCCCACCTGTACTGAAGAGCCATTCGCAAAGACCATTTCCTCCGTGTTGCTCTTGGCGAGCGGTATCTGCATTTTCAGCCAACCCGGCAAATTGTCATAAGCGAATTTGATCTTTTCGAGCTTCTTCTTCGCGTCGGCAACAGTCAGATCGATGATACCGGCCGACGTGCCGGGCGCAAACAAGCACTCATCGAGATCCATGATGCAGATCATCGTGGAGAAGCCCAGCTGGCGCGCCTTCAGAATGATGTTGCAAGTCCAGAGTTCGCGCCAAAAGGCTAGCTGTGCCTCATTGCGCACAAAAGGAATAGTGCGGCCACTCTCGTCCTGGATGCTGTAGAGGTGATCTAGGCGCCACTCACGGTCATCCAGCCGCGCCTTGATTTCCCCGGCTCTCGTCTTCTCGCTTGATGGGAAAGCCACGTGTCCGCTCGCCTATGTCCTTCAGAATCGCAGCCAGCGTCGGTCCAGCATCGATGGTATGCGCGGCCTTCGTGGCGGAGTTAGCCCATCCATAGCGGTTGAACATCTGCATCTGGTAGGCGGCCGTATTGAAGTTCGGCTTGTTGATGCTCGTACGCCCCTCTCGCATCCAATGGGCTTTCGCCTGCAAGCGCCCATACTGGACGATCTCGGCAAATTCCTCTTCACGCTGAAGCCAAGCTTCGAAGAGCTCGATGGAATGACGGCCGCGCCATTGCGATAGCAGGGCCTGCATTTCGGTGTCGCAGCCGCCCTCTTCGTAAAGCTTGCGAATCTGGGCAGACCAGTCGAGCGGCACACGTCCGGCATTGATCTCGTCATCGAGCATGATGGCATGGCCGTGGCCCGGTCCGGCGAATTTGCTGCGCTCGGCCTTGGCTGGCGGCTTCCTGGATTTTCCCTTGGGCCACGCCATTCAGCGCTTCTTCTTCGTCTGCTTGTTAGCCGTCGCGATGGCCTCCCCTTCCGGGACGCCGGACTTGATCATC